CAAGGGCTTCTTTGTACCTATTGGCGAGGAAACGATATGTTGTAGATCTTCTTTTTTGGGACTGTTCATTCTTTATTCTAGCTTCCAAAGAGGATGGGCCAATATATCTACCAGTTGCTGTGGAAAGCCAAGCTGCCACTTTCGTTAAACTATACTGCTTTAAATACTTCTTAGCCTTTTCTAAGGCTTCTAACTCAGAAGGTATTGGTGTAAGCCACCCATCTTCTTCTTCACTCAGCTTATAACCAAAAGGTACTACACGACCAAGCTTTGGAATGTCTATATACTTTTTTTTCTTTATGTAAGGCTGTGGCAATATCCACTTACCTATACCTCTATCAGTCATCTACTTGCTTTTCCTTAGCAGGCAATATCATAACACCACCACTAGATTCCACCTGCACCTTGTCAGTTTTGACAAAGCCAGCCCTGTCTAACAAGTCTTTGGCAGCACTAAGTTTATCTTTGATACCAAGCTCTGTTGGGGAATTAATACCACCCACCATAGCCATAGCTGCTCTAGGAGCATTCATGGCAATGTATAGTTGTGTAGCTTCAATAATCTCTTCTTTGAGATAGTTTGTGAGAAGTCTTGTGCTATATCCTCTAGAGAAGCCAGCTAAGTTTTTAGCTGTAGTGACATCTCCACCAGCTTCAGTGAATAACACTTCAAGAAACTTCTTGTGTTGTTCTGTTAGTTCTTTAGCCATTTTATATATCCATTTTAATTAATTATAGTTTTCTTACTGGATCAAAATATTCTTCTACAGAAATAGTGACATCAAAATTGCCTGTGCTGTCTGTAAAACAAACTAGTTTGTCGCCTTGATGTAATGACAAAGAAGGTGTGTTTGTTACAACAAAAACACTATTAGAACTCATCCTATATGTTCTTAAGATATATTTATAAGAGGCAGTTTCTTGATGATAAAATTGTATAGAAATATCTTTGTTAGCAACTGTACCAGAAGACACAAGTAAAAAAGTAACAACAGCAGAAAAATTAGTAGGACACGTATACAACAACTGAGCACTAGCATCAGCGGCTGTAGCTGTTACATTGATTGACTCTGTTACAAGTTTGCTAGCGTCTTTTGTTGGCATTACTTCTTCTTTTTCTTAGCCACTGCTTTAACAGCCATACCGCCAGCGGCGTAACCTTTTTTAGTCATACCACCAGCGGCATAACCTTTTTTAGCCATACCACCAGCAGCCATCATTGGACGAGGTTGTGGCTTTGGTTGCACTTGTGGACGAGGTGGCTTTGGTTGCACTTGTGGACGAGGTGTATTTGCACGATCAGCAGCAGCTCTTTCGGCAGCAGCTCGGCGGTCAAGTTTGGTTTGGGCAGCAGCTTGTGCAAACATTTCTTGCTTTTTTTTCTTGTCCGCTGCCATTTGCGCCCGCATTGCTGCTGTCATTTTTGGTGGTGGCGCAGTCCTATCACCTTTATTTCCATACATTTTTTTATCTTCCGCTTGCATTACAGATTCGGGTGTACCCGGTGCATATTTTGTCATAATTTTTCCTTTTAAGTTTTACTGTCAGATTTAATGATAATTAAATTACTTCTTCTTTTTCTTAGCCACTGCTTTAACAGCCATACCACCAGTAGCGTATGGCCCCGTAATAGGCGTGTTTTTAATTCTATTTATCATTTTTTCCGCTACCTTTTTAGGAACTACCTGTGAACGAGGTGGCTTTGGTTGCACTTGTGGACGAGGTGATGGAGGCAATGAACGTGGATTCATTGATGCTATCATTTCTTTTCGAGAAAGCTCTCTTACGGCATCCTTTGTGGGACGCATTATTGGATTAAGAGCTTGGGTGGAAGACGTAGAGAAACGAGGTGGCTTTGACTTTGGTTGTGGCATTGTCTTATCACGCTTATTTCCATAAAATTTTGCATCCATTGCTTTTATTACAGATTCGGGTGTCCCCTTTGTATATCTTGTCATTTCACTTACTCCTTGTATAGGTTATTAAAAGTTACATCGGCATCCATGTACGAATCATCTTGTTCCGCACAGTGAATCCATTGGCTAGGTTTAAAGTCAGGTGCTCCCTCTCCTAAAACCCAGTATGCTGGACTAGTAACTCTTACCCTATTATTAGGCAACGCTACAATATTCCCTGTCCACTCACCAGCATCTGTTAATATCAAGACATGACTTTGTTTGTGTTGAGCGGGGTCTTGTGACACCTCACTCTCAGCATAATCTACACTGAACAAATATCTTCCTGTATAAAATTCATTATTTATCTTGCATCGCCAAGGAGAGGGTTGTGCTCTCTCTATCTTTAAAATGGAATGATTGTAGCTATTACAATCCCAAGGCTGTGCTAAATGTGTAGCCATTCTCTCAGGCCACTTCTCTAGAGGTATGTCACCAACTAAAGCTGTGATGGGCATCCTAGCCCACATAGCCCCACCATGAACATTAGGCTGGCTTCCATCATCAGCTTCACAGCCAGTGAAGATAACTTGAAAGCTAAGACACCTGTCAGGCATAGTTGTGACAGCCACAGCTAGTGCATGTATGTATTCACCATGATAGTCTTGGTGACCATTAGTAAACTCTTTTCTAACCCAACACTTAAAGTAAGGAATATTGCTGGTCAAATACATTACAAAAACTTTCTCTCTTGGTTACTTTTTCCGTTTGGGCGGGGCGGCTTTGGCTTTAGGTTTAGCAATACCAATCATGATGGCAATAGCAGGCATCTTAGCACCCTTTTTAGCCATAGCAGAATCTTTCATCATTTTGCCATTAGGCATTTTGTGAACAGCACCACCCTTAGCCATCTTAGGGCCTAACGATGTGGGCTTCTCTTTCTTATACGCTTTCTGCTCCAACTCAACAGCCTTGTCTAAATACATATTTCTAGCATCTTGAGGCAAGGACTTGTCCTTAGCTTTCTCTCTATATTTTGCTACCAGTTCAGCATCTGTTGCCATGATTATTTCCTTTTATCTTTACCCATGTACACTGCATTATAAGCAGACATTTTCTTTTTGACCATACCGCCCTTAGCCATCATTGCTGGTTGATCTTGAGGCGTGGGTCTTGGCCCTGAAGATAACATCTTCGATTCTTGTCTTTGTTGTATATTTTTAGCTTTATTTATCAGCCTTGAAACCTTAGGATTTGTTTGTATTTTCTGTTGATACTTTTGCGCCTGTGCAATTTGAGCAGGGGTGGGTCCACTTTTACCAACCTGCTTTTCCATAGTTTGCATCTTCCGGTATGCTGGCATAGCCTCCACTGTATTTTGAATACGATTACTAATCTTTTGTAGCCGATTATAAGGACCAGACAATAGGCCCCCTTCAGCATACTTCTTTGATTTACTTGTAGCCATTATTTACCAAACTTTTGTTTCTGACCTTTAGGGGGTTGTTTAACACTGCCACCACCTCCAGCCCAAAGCTCCTTATCAGCCCAATAAGCAGCACTCATCTTACCCTTCTTTATATTCTCACCATGTCTAGCTTTAAAACTAGCTCTTGCTTCGGGAGAATAATTGTGTCCCATGTTGGCATCGCCAAAGTGAATCAGTTTTACCACAGATCCCTCTTTTGCCAACACCATCATTTTCTTTTCTGGCTTATCAGACTTCTTAGGTTTATTATACCCCTCAAACGTCTTGCCTCTGTATTCTATTGTCATCTGTACTTCGCTACCTTTCTTGCTATAGCTTTTGGCTGAGCAACAAATTGTTTACCAGCTTTATTGCCAGAAGCCTTGGCTTTGTTGGTGGCAGCTTTCTCTTGAGCAGACAAGCCCTTCCAAGCAGCTTCTGGGAGATAACGCTTCTTCCCTTCAGAGGGCTTACCATCGCTGGTAGTCCATTTCTGTTTAGACCACTCCTTCAAAGACTCTTGTGGCTTCTTAATCACTTGTAGCCCCCACCCTTAGCTTTATATTCCTTAGCCAATAGCTGTGCCTTTCTAGCACTCCACTCGCCGGGGTCACCACCTGACGAGCCAGCTTTTATTTTATTAAACAATGTCTTACGCATTGTGGGCTTGGTATAATTACCAGCAGCATTAACCGTAGATTTCTTAGCCATATCTATTTCCTTTTCTATCTCTCCAACCTTCAGCCTTCATAGCCTCTTCAACAGCATTGAGGGGAAAGTAATAACCAGTGTTCTTCTCCAACGCAGTCCTAACAAAGTAAACATCGCTGTGTGGTATGTGTATATTATCTAGACTTCCTCTGTTCATTGCCGTGTAGACATCAGAAACAACCGAGTAGGGCTTTGAAGAAAACAATCCAGCAGAGACAATTTCATCTCTGGTTGATAACAAACTTACAGATGGCTTCTTCATATAATATATATATAGGTAATATAAGTTGGTATAGATAACAATGATACATAGTTTATAGGTTGTATATAGACAGTCGAAA